GTGGCCGTCCCTTTGGACGAGAAGAAATAAAGGAGAATTCTATGAGCTTCCTATCTGCAATCGTAAAAATTCCCGGAGCAATCTTTCACTGGCTAGCATCGGACAAGGGTCAGGCTGTTGTGGGTGCGGTTGAGACTGTAGCCATTGGCTTCGGTGCTCCTGCTGTAGTCATCGGCCTTATCAATTCGTGGCTGAACAAGATCCTCACTATCGAGCAGATTGCAGAAGGCGCTGGTGCTCAGTCTGGTACTGGAGCACAGAAAGCTGCCGCGGTTATTGCTGCAATCACCCCTGAACTGCTCAAAGACTTCCCCGGACTCCCGGCTGAGAACATCACCAACATCAACAATGCTCTCGTTGTCGTTCTAAACAATCTGACAGTGCCCGCAACTCCGGCGCCAGTAGCTGGAGCGTAAGAACGTGGATTTCTCAGTCCTGGCTGCCGGTTGCTCACTTATTGGGACGTTGGTGACAATCGGCGGCATAGCTTACACCTCAGGCAAGTTAACCCAGCAGATTGTTGATACGCGGGCCCGCACTGAAGAGCACAAGATAACCCTCAAGGAGCATGCTGAGAAGCTTGAGGAGCACGGCGATAAGATCTCAAGGCTACAGGAGTGGCGCGCAGGCTTCAATGCTGCTGTATCCAGGGCTTCGGTAACAAGGGATGAAGTTCAGTGACACCCGACGAAATAGGCGAGCTCGACCTGGTTCAAAAGGTACTGAAGAGAGCTTACCTGCGCATAGGTGATTCAGATGTAAGGCTGATCCTTCTGGATGCCACGGTAAGGGTGCAGCAGATTCTATTTGATTATGACTTCAAGGAGCCGACCAATGCTAGTGGATCCGATTGACTTCGTCTTAGCTACGATCTTAGTCTTCGCCCTCGGCATTATCGCCGGCGCTTTCTGGTCCCCGTTATCGGATAGTCCGAAGCGAGATAACCGCGGGCGTTTCGTGAAGCGATGATGAACGTACCCAATAAAGCCTGCATCAAGCACTGCTGGCATACGGATGGACTCGGCGGACTATCCCAGAACCCTCGTCTGATTTGCTGCCATTGCGGAACAAGTAAGAGTTCTATCCCCGACGGTCACGGCCCGTATTATCCCTCGAGCGGATGGGGAAATACGTACAGGGGCATCACTTGAAGCCCCGCATTGAATGCTTCGGTCATGGTTGGTCACTACGGACGGATCGCATAACCACATACTGTGGAAGCTTTCAGGAATGCATTGACCTGCTGGACGAGATGGCTATTCCTCTTTTGGCGCAGGCAGTACGTGATTCATGCGTTATGAACAGATTAGGTTTGCAGGATACAGGGAGAGCATAGGGGTATGGCAGGCAAAGGCGGACGTCCAACCAAATACACGCAGGAGTTAGGAGAAAAGATCTGCGCGGGTATTATGGCTGGCTACGGTCTCCGTAAGATTTGCTCTGCTGAAGGCTTTCCTTCTTTATCTTCTGTTTTCAATTGGTTGCAAAATAAAGAGCTCGGGTTCTTGGAGCAATACGAAGAGGCTCGTAGGATACAGGCTGAATTACTGGCCGACGAACTCGTTGGAATTGCGGACGAAGTTCCAACCCATGATGTTCCCGATCCTGATGGTGGAATGAGCACAAGGATTGATTCGGCGGGAGTCCAGCGCAACCGGCTTCGCGTTGATGCTCGTAAGTGGGTCGCAAGCAAGCTTCTACCTAAGAAGTATGGTGACAAGGTTCAGGCCGAAGTGTCTGGTGCCGATGGTGGACCGATTCAAGCCGCAATTGCTGTCACCTTCGTAAGGACCAATGCAACCGATCAAGGCTGAGTTTCCAGAGAAGTTGGCCGGACTGTTCGAGCCTCACCCATTCAAGACGCTGTATGGTGGCCGTGATGGGGTCAAGTCTTGGTCTATTGCAAGAGCTCTGCTAATCATTGGCGCCAACCCTGGCATCTTGTGGCCTGGCAGAACTGAAGGCCCGCGCATCCTGTGTGGACGCGAGACGATGGACTCGATCAGGGAGTCTGTTCACCAGTTGTTGAATGATCAGATAGGCAATCTAGGGCTAGAAAACTTCTACACGGTCCTGCAGTCCGAGATTAGGGGCAAGAACGGCACTGAGATCATGTTTGCCGGATTGCGCAAGCAGTCGGTTTCGTCACTCAAGTCATATGAGGCGATTGACATCTTCTGGGGTGAAGAGGCCTCAACAGTAAGCCGGCGCAGTTTGACGATTCTTCTGCCTACGATCCGCAAGGCAGGCAGTGAGATCTGGTGGTCGCTCAATCCTGACCTCGAGACAGACGCGGTCTATCAAGACTTCATTCTCGACCCGCCTCCTAACTCGTTCGTTTGCAAGATGTCGTACAAAGACAATCTCTGGCTCAGCAATGAGTCGAAGCAAAAGATTGAGCTGCTGAAAGAACGAGATTACGACACCTTTCACCACGTGTATGAGGGTGCTACTCGATCTACTGTAGAAGGCGCTATCTATAAGGCAGAGATTCAGGCAGCAGAGAACGCTGGAAGAATTCGAGACATTCCCTATGACCCGCTCATGCCGGTTGATACGTTTTGGGACTTGGGCTTTGCTGATCGAGTCAGCATATGGGCAGCGCAGCGCACACCTTTTGAGATAAGAATTCTTCGCTACTTCGAAGGTGACCACCAGGCAATTGATTACTACCTCCGCGAGATGCAGACGTGGGGCTATGTGTTTGGTACATGCTTCCTGCCGTGGGACGGTGGGACGCGCAGTTTAGGCACGGGTAAGTCGATTGAAGAGTTGATGCGGCTCAAGGGCTTCAAGGTGCGAGTCAACCGGCAGTTAAGCGTTGCTGATGGGATCAACGCAACAAGGACCATCTTTCCGCAACTCTACTTTGACGCAAAGATGTGCGCAGATGGGCTGCAGTATCTCAGGCGCTATCAGTGGGGCCCACCAACGGCTCTTGGTGTACCGCGCAGCACGCCGCTACATGATGATGCTAGTCATCCAGCAGACGCGCTTAGGACGCTTGCTGTGGGCATCAAGGAACCGGCTCGAGAGCGCAAGGAAACGGCTGCACAGAACTTTTACGGATCAGACGCATGGATGGGTTAACGGAGACAGTATGAAGCTAACAGCGGCAGCACGGAAGGCCATCCCGACACTTAGTCCCGAAGCTGCGGCCAAGATCCGCAAGGCAGCAAACAAGGTGCTTGGAAAGTAATGGCTGACACCAAGAAAGAAGATTTCCTCGCACTGGCCCGTAAGCGCTTTGCCGCAGCCGCAGAGGATGAAAAGCACCTCCGCGAAGACTTCGCCCATGACCTGCGCTTTGCCTCGCCAGACGGTAAGGACCAATGGGATCCGCAGGTCAAGATGCAGCGTGAACAGGCTGGACGGCCCGCAATGTCGTTTCCTCGCTGCCATACGTTCGTTCAGCAGGTATCGAATGAAGCGCGGCAGAATAAGCCTCAAATCAAGTTCTCGCCTCGCCTGGATGCGGATAAAGAAACAGCCGACATCTACGAGGGGCTTGCAAGATACATTCAGTACACCTCAGACGCACAGATTGCCTATGAGACGGCTGTGGAGTACAGCGCGGGAGCATCGTTTGGCTATTACCGCTTCCTGACCGAATACTGCGATGATGACAGCGATGACCTTGACTTGAGGGTTGTTCCTGTTCTCGATCCACTCGCCGTTTATGGGATTCTGGTGCCTGCCTGCTTCAATCGCAAGCCAATGTATGCGTTTGTGGTTGAGGATATCCCGAAAGAGGAGTACAAGCTTCAGTACCCCGACTCTGAATTGGCCAGCCTTTCTTGGTCCGAAGCTGAAAAAGAGGGTGAAGGCTGGGTTGGCTCGGAGACTGTTCGTATCGCCGAGTACTGGTATGTAAAAGAAGAGAAGGTAGAGAACAAGCGCCGACCAAAGTACACAGTGAAGTTCTGCAAGACGAATGGTATTGAGGTGCTTGAGGGCTCTGAGACTGAATGGCCTGGCTCTACGATTCCGATTATCCCTGTTTTGGGTAAGCAGATGATCATGGAGGGTAAGCCTAAGCTCTTCTCCGTGGTTCGTCCGCAGAAGGCAGCACAGCAGCTAATCAATTATTCGAAGTCGCGCATCGCTGAGACACTTTCGACCTCGCCAATCTCTCCGTTTATGGTGGCAGATGGGCAAATTGAAGGCTTCGAGAATGAGTGGCAGACCATTAACACGGTCAATCGTCCGTTCCTGAGATACAAAGTCATAGATAGTCAAGGCAGGCCGGTTCCTCCACCCCAGCGGCAGGTTTACGAGCCACCGATTCAGTCTCTATCTGCATTCGTAGCGCAGGAAGTGGACGATCTGAAGGCTACATCCGGAATCTATGACGCTTCAATGGGGAATCAGGGCAATGAGACGTCTGGACAGGCGATTGCACGGCGCCAGCAGCAGGCCAGCCTGACCACAATGCACTTCATGGACAACCTGGAGCGTTCTTTCCGTAAGGGTGGGGATGTAATTGCCGAGTTGATACCGAAGATTTACGACGGCGAGCGCATTATCCAGATTCTTGGCGAGGATGAAGTTCGAAAGGCTATACAGATCAACAAAGAGCACGCGGATGAGAGCGGCAAGCCACAACTGTTCGACATGACCAAGGGCAAGTATGACGTTGTGGTGACCATGGGGCGGGCGTTCAGCACCAAGCGCATGGAATCGTTCGACACGATGCAGCAATTGGTTCAGTCGGCTCCGACTCTTCTGCCTATGTTTGGAGATGTTCTATTCAAGAACTCAGACATGGCCGGAGCGGACATCGTTGCGGAGCGGTTCAAGAAAATGCTGCCTCCGAACCTGCAGGGTGATGAGGATCAGCAGATTCCGCCACAGGCGCAGGCTCAGATGCAACAGCTGCAGCAGCATTCTCAGGCCTTGAATGCGGCTTGCCAGCACTACGAGCAGCAGATACAGCAGTTGGAGTTTGAGAAGAAGGCGCAAATCGTCAAGTCTCAGTCCGACTTTGCCATCCGCAAGATGGAGGTTGAGGCCGATATCGCGAAGGCTGAGATTACGACGAAGGCGCAGAACTCTCAGGAGCGTGAGGCATTTGTTCATGATGTAGCGATGAAAGTCATGTCGATGTCACATGAGCGTGGTATGGCCGCACAACAGGCGGCCCACGCTCAGGATGCTCAAGCACAGCAGGCCGATGTACAGAGCCAGCAGATGGCACAGGAAGCCGCACAGCAGCAGGAAGCGGCAGCGCAACAACCACAGGAAGCCGGTGAGTGATGGAAGAGAATTACAACGTTAGGCGGTTCTTCGGAGCATTCATTGGCAAGAAGGTGATGGACGTTCTGCAGCAAGACGCAGAAGATTTTGACCCAGAAGATCCGGAGTCAGCATTCATTGAACTCCTATTCGAAGACGGGAGCAGCGCTCGAATATTTACCGTGCCTGACACTATAGGCCCCGCTTTCTCGGTCCAGCATGCAGATCGATGCACCTGTGTTCTTTGCACTGAACAATCCTGATCATCGGCACAAGTTTAGAAACATCTCGCTAGCCCGGCGCAAGGGCACAAAGGAAAACCAATGCCAGAAGAGACGGTAGTAGCGGAGTCGTCTGCCGCTGACGATGTGTTTGGTGGTCAGCAACCTACTTTGGATGAATACAACAGTTATCGCCAGAGTGGAGAACTGCCCGAGAGATTCAAACCTGCTGAACCTGCGGAATCGGCAACCGCTGACGAGCCTGAAGAGA